ATTCATTTGCAAGTAACCCAGTTATCTGACCCTCATCAAATCCAGAAACTAAAGAGTTTACAGTAAAGCTTCCTTGAGCGGGTAATTGCAATTTTCTATTGTAAGCAAAATCACTACCTAGACCGTATGAAGAAATTCTAGGCAAATTTAAATTTAGATTTACAGACTGTAAATAGTGAACTCCTGATAAAATTTGGCCCCCTACTTGTAAGTTTTCCATTGTAACTTTACTTCCCCCGCCAATAGGTTGTACTAAAGCTGGATCTTTAGATCCATTAGTAAAATTAAAATTACATCTTCCAACATTATTATTATTGCCACTTTCTAAATTAATAGCAACTGACTCCATTGAGTCACCAGTAATAGTTTCAAACTCCATGTTAGAACATATGTAAGACGTAGAAACTAAAGGCATCCCGCCTATGGCATAATTTAAAGAATAATTTGTTAAAAAGGCATTACCAAAAGCTAGTACTTCAAACCCGCTTAAGTTTAATGCACTAGAAAAACTTAAATCTGCAAAGCCATCTTCTCCTTGAACTGGATCATTAAAAACATAAAAATTAGTAGAAGCGTTTGCCACCCCGCTTAAAGCTGGTCTCAGTCCGTTAGCGCTGCCTAAACTAAAAAAATTAAACCTTTCGTTGTTTAAATCTATATTAGGAAAATAGCTTATATCTAAAGTAACATCGGGCTGGTAGAAAGTATCATTAACAGCATAAGAAGCATTGCCAATCTGCTTTAACTGTTCGTGTGGAAAATCTATAGAAAAACTAGCATCTTGAACTAAATTAAATAAATTTAAATTCTGATTAGAAGTATGAAATGCTTGCTTGTCAGACAAAAATGCAGCACCAATAAAACTATTATTACTTTTTAAAATATTTCTAGCCATTTTATGTTCCCGTTGGTAGTACCCCTAAAGGATCTTCTACAAGTTTAACAGTTAAAGTATTAGAGTCGTAGTAATTCCATGTATGCTTCCATTCAGGACAATAGTAAACTTTAGGTTGATTGTAAACAGAAGGTATTTGATGTTCAAATCTTCTATAACCACCTTTGTTTTCTAAAAACTGAAGCATTGATTTAAGCTGTTTATTAGTAATGTTGCTATAAGTGTAATCCATATCAAAGGTTGCAATATTACTTTCACCTTTAGGTAAAACTCTCTTAAGGAAGGAGTTTTGATATTCAGGAGCATCAACTTTTATTTCAACATTGTTTTGAGTTCCGATGTCAGGCTCAAAAAAGAATTTTCTAGTCCACATTGAAGATTCTCCTGTAGGACTATTTGCTCGAGTAGAAGAATGATCACCAGAGCAATAATAAAAATTATCTAACTTGTTTTGGTTTAAATCTGCATAGACTACATCATATTTTTTATATGCTACACTATATAAAGCAAAACTATAATCAGTAAATGGCAAATTGGCAAAGCTGCCGCCTGACCAATTAAGTAAAGTTGGTGCATCATCTATCGCTATATTTGCAGCGACTTCATAATGTTGATTATTAACAAAATTTATAGCATAATTATTACAATACCCAGAAACAGTTTTATATATTCCAGAGTCGTCTGGAGTAAATCCGAAAGACCTGTAGCCTGATTTGCTTTCAAAAAAGTTAGCTAAACCTCGAGCATTAGCTTCATTAACATCATACCTTAAATTAAAATCAGCAGTTAAGCTATTTACAGACATAGGTATTAAATTGTAATAATGATCATCAGTTTGATAGCTGTGATTTTTTGCTGAAAAAACAACTTCCGATCCATATACAGGAGTAAGAGAAAGATCGGAAAGCTCAGCAGGAGCTGCAATTCCCGATATATTTCTAGTTCTGTCGTAAAATAATGCTTCGCTCATTGATGCCCCATATAGTTTAAGGTTAATCTTAATGCTCCATCAGCTGAAGAATTTAATCTTTCTCCAATCAAACAAGCGTTTGGGATACTAAGTGATTGTAAGGAATCCCCACCCCTTCCATTAATAGAAAAACTAACAGTCTTACTGTTTTTCCCTGTTCCTAAAAAAGCATAACCGCTTTCTAAAAAAGCATCATCAACTTCTAGTTGTACAGTGGCAGAGTACTCAATAGGAGAAATCATTGTAACATCTACAGGAACCTCTGATCCTATAGTATAGTAAGGTTTACGATTAACTTTTAAAGAATAATCAAAACCGACAACCCTGTTGGTAGTTGTATTATCACATGTTGCAGTTATAGATCCTTGACTTGGGATATAAATAGTTGGAGGGCTTTCTGAACCAGAGGCATCGTAACCACTTCTCAGTTCATCATAAACAACTACACTGGTGTTAACTTTCGGAATAGAATTTACAGCGCAATTTACAGAATAACTCGTTAAGTAACCGCTAGTAAAACCATAAGATCCTCCATTATAATTTATACTTCCTGATATGGTGTCTGTACCTGTATAAGATAAAATAGGATCTGAATATATTAAATTTCTAGAAAATGAAACTTCTTGAGAAGTTGGGCCAGAAATAGAAGTTACTCCTTTTGCATAACCTAAAGGTTTTAAGGTAGAAGCAGAATTGCTATAACCTATATCTAGTGACTCTAGGCCAGAAATTTCTTGGCCTTTAATAAAAAATTGAGAATCAGAATTTAATCTAGTATCAAACATTACGCCATTCTAAGTGATCCGCCTAATCTTTTTTCGTCTTCTATAACTTGCCGAACCACATCTTTTATTCTAACCGCTAAACTTCTTTGTTGTTCTGGAGCGTTTGAAGAATTAGTGTTTTCAGTTCCATCAGAGTTAACAGTAATATTTATTTCAGTATTGCTAGATGCTATAGTTTCATTTAATTCATCGAGCTTTCCTACTATTGCGCCATCTCCTCCACCGCCTCCAATACCTGCTCCTGCGTTTAATGCAGCTAAATTACCTGCTCCTAATCTTTGTGCTGCCCCAGCATTCATAACAAACTCTCCTCCTGAAAGCATTGTAGGGACACTGTCAATACCCGCAGAATACGGGACTGAACCTCCTGTGGCTTTTTTGCTAAATAAGCCTGAAAGACCTCCGCCAAACAAAGTACTTGCCCCTATAGAAAAACCAAGACCCAAAATGGACCCTAAAAGGTTGTTTTCACTTTTTGATTGTCTTTCTTGTGCGTTTTTTGAATATTGTCCAGAAAATAAAGAAAAAGCTTTTCTTTTTGATTCTTGCTCTCTTTGGAAGGCTGGACTATTTTTTCTACCAAACATTGTTAATCTTCCGCTTTGTGGCTCAAGGGCTAAACCAGCTAAACCAGATCCGCTTAGAAAACGATCTTGAAGACCTCCAGTATAAGATTGAGTCGCAAAATTTAAAAGATTAGAAGAACCGCTTATAGCTCCTTGGCCATAAGTTCCTGGGGTAAACAATCCCCCATTTGCATATTTAGGTACTGCCCCGCTATTCAAAGCTCCCATAAATCCAGCCCCATAGTTTTGTACAGCGCTTTTACTCATGACAAATTCTCCCCCAGTTAACAAAGCGGGTACATCATCTTTCATTCCAGAACCACCCCTTACCTGTCCTCCAGAATTAAAACCAAAAAATCCACCACCTATATTCAAAGCGCTATTGACTGCATTATTCATGAATGCTTTTGACATAGTATTCAAGAAATCTGCGGCGACATTCCTTAGAGTATCCCCTAAGCTTTCGCCTTTAGATATTGCATCAACTAATCCATCTGCGATGTTTTCGGAGAAAGTTTGCGATGCTGAAACCAAACTTTTTCCTAATTTTTCAGCCAAATCTATTCTTCTAACTTCTTGGATGCTACCTGTTCCCGCTTCTATGGCATCCAAAGCGCCCATTCGATTTGTAGCTGCGTTTAAAGAAATTCCAGCAGACAACCTACCAAACAAAGTAGCATTTCTAACTTTATCTTTTTGCAAGACTCCCGATTCAAGAGTGTTTTGTATCTCTCTAGCTTCTTTTTGTAAAAGAGTAGAAACACTAACTTGTTTTTCTAATTCTCTAGTTAAAGCAATTTCTGCTTGTTCTCTAGCTTTTGCAACTCTTAATCCCTCTATTTGCGTTTGCAAAGTCTCAGTATATAATTGTTTATTAACTGAAGCTAATTCGTCTTCTAAACCTAATGCATCTACTATCTTGGCTTGTTTGGCTGCTCTTTTATCTGCATTATTAAGTTCTTCAAAAGTTAATGTTGCAAATATCTTTCTAGCCTCATTGATTGCTTCAACGGAAACACTATAAGCTTTTGCTTTCGCGACTAACTTTGTAAAGCTTTCAGCAGATTTAAGGACTACACCATCTTGAAACTTTAAATTAGATAAATTAGTTTTTGCGCTTGCTACTTCGTCTTTAGTTAAAATACCTTGTATTTCTTGAAGTTTTATCAATTTTTCTTCAAGTTTTATTTGAGCCTGTTGGCCTTTTAATTTTTCTATCTGTGTTTTTAATTGTTGTTGAGCAAATTGAAATTGAACTTTTTCTTTTGGAGTTCCAAAAGGATCTTGTTTCCGAGCAGCTTTTCCAGTAAAGATTCCCATTTGTCTGTTAATAAAATCTTGTGAAAAATCTTTTCCAAACATCCCCTTAATCTTTTCCCTGCCCGATCCTCTAGCCATAGCAAACTCTGCTAATGCTTGTGGCCCTAATTCGTTAAACGCTGCCTCAATCGGTTCGAACTTTGCAACTTGACTTTTCGCCATGTTTTTCATAACCTCAGCCATTTCTGCTGATGCTTGATCAGGAATAACCCTATTGCCTTTCGTAAAGGCTCCAATACTGAACGCACCTGCTGGAATATTTAGTGCAGCTACCGCTGATTCTCCTAACTGCTCTGCAAGCAGCGCTTCGGTTCCTTCTGAAACTCCAGCTGCTCTTAAAGCCATAGAGGCATCAAGTATCTGTTTCTTTAGCTCAGGACTTTGAAACTGAGTACCAGGATTTCTCGTGAAAGGCATAAACCCTCCAAAATCTCCGTCTGGAGTTTTTCTTAACATTCCCGCGCCAACACCAGCCATTTCAAAAAATGACTGTCGAGTTGATGCTTTAAGTTCTGTTTTTTCTTCTACTGATAATTCATTTAAAAATCTAGATGCAGTAGCAGCTGCAATCGCTAAATCATCTATAGCACTTGAAGTAAACTTATGCCTTTCGGTCACTTCCGATAAAATGCCGTCTAAAAGCGAACCTGCGGCTGAGATACTTCCAAAGATTAAAGCAGCTTTACCTAAGCCTTTTGTAAACGCACCCATCTTACCTGAACCTCCTAGGCCACCTATAGCTGAAGCTGCTATAGCAAAGCCTGACAATTTCATTATTGCGCCACTGATAACTTGAGTCATCCTTCCAAATCCAGTGTCAACTTCACTCATTGATCCTTGTAAAAAAGAAGCTGCCATTAAAACACCAAGCATTTTGCCAGAAGCATCTCCA